CAGGTGCGATGTCTGTCGCTTTCTTGCTCGCCTCGTATATTTGACGGGCGAAATCAATCTGTTGCTGTGTTGCCATGAGTGTTGTTACTTGGTTTCAGACGTGTATTCGCCCCTATCGTTGAAGTCCTTAAGCCGTTTTACGAATGACGGGGGCAATATCGGATAGATAGCCTGAATGTTCTCGACGCACGAGAATGCCTCGCGCACCATCATAAATACGCAGAGGTAAGTGCCGATCCACTGCGTTGCGCCCACCACGCTGCCCTGTACGGTGTAGTTGGACAAGGCGTTTGAAAGGATGAGCAGCACGATATAGATGGCGATTTTCTTTCCGAACTTAGAAAAAAACGAGTTACTCGACGCATCCTTGTGCAACAGGTGCTTCACAATGCCCAGCACGGTGTCCACGGCCACGGCTACGGCTATCCACTTGGCGAACTCCCAGTCCTGGTACAGGTATCGGGAGAGATCTGCCACGATGGAGAGTGGCAGTGATACTATTGATATCATTGGTAGTCTTTTCATGTTATCTCGGGTATTGTTCACATTGCAAAATTACACTGTTACGCGCGCACTTCAAAGGACCGTTTAAGGACATGCGTGCCTAACGTGTCTGGTGCCGTGGCGTTGAGCATCAGTGTCCAGCCGGAAGCCTTAAGCTCCGATGCCACGAACGGTATAATCTCGGCATGGGCAAGTGAGTCGCGGGAGAGCCAGGTGAGTTCCCCGCGCTCGGCGTCGGCCATCATCCATGCATGGACGGCAGTGAGCAGCTTTAGAGTCCGGTCGGATATGATTACATGCTCCATAGGGTCGGCGTGGTCTGAATACTTCATCGCTACAGTAACGGCCAATCGCTGGGTGCAATGGTATGACCGCCGCCCATCGTCACCGAAATCGAACTCGCCATAATCAACGAAAAGAAAACTGCCCGTCAGTCGTTCAACCAGCGATTTCAATTCGTCAAACGTCTGCCCGTACACGTAGTGGTCAATTTCAGGGACGCGCGCATCGTCAGGAAACTGTTTAAGTGCGTCCAGCATTTGGGCATATTCAACAAACTCGCTCTTGCCCAGTGTGGCCATTGAGCGTATTCCCCGTTTGTTTGGGAATTTCGCAAAATAAAGGAAGAGGTCGGCAATCATATTATTTCATTTATTACATCAATTGGCAGTCCTGTTTCTGTACTAATCTTAGCCACATCGTAGTCCATGCCATGTAGCGTGCGCACCGATTCAATCGTTTTTTTGCGTAAAATACGGAGGTAGGTAAGCACGTTAAGCCGCTCAACGGCAGTGGCGTTTCCCAGCCCGTCGGCCGATAAGTCGTATAGCGCGTCCGCAGCATCGGTAGTTATGGGATGCGTGGGCTTTTCGTTGAATTTGGTCAATAGCGCAAACTCAGTTCTGGTGAAGAGATAGTTGTTAAACGCCTGAAAGTTCAACGAGATGGCGGCCAGCAACTCTTGTGGCAATTTGGCGAAGGCCGTAGCCAGTGCATGTGCCTTTTCCGAATTGTACGTGTCGGGAAAATAGAGTATGGCGGCCAAAAGTGGCAGCGCATCGGCCCTGCCATTCAACAGGGCGCGCGCCTCGATATATTGCAGGGCGGTCAATGAGCAAGTTAGACTATTATAGGCCGTATTCACGGTGTAGCCTACATATTTCTTCCCATCCACAAGCACTGCGGGTATCAATTGTGCGCAAAAACAAAGGTCGAGAGCATATTGATAATCCATGCTGCGCAGTTTGCGTGCGATGGGCAACGAAAGCCGGAAGGGGTCCGTATGTTGGCACATCCGCCGCTCGTCAACGGGCAGGTGAGCCAAGATGGCGTCATTGTCGGGATATTTAACACGAAAGATGAACGTCAGCTGTTCAGCTATGCACACCAAGTTTGCAATGGCGTCCTCATTGTGCAGCCGCCGCCAATCGCACCCGATGGCGTCGCAGACATAGCGCACGCCGACCTCCCCAGGCGACAATTCCCCCGCTTGCATTTGTGCGAGATGCGAAACAAGTCGCACAAAAAGTTCCTGCGACAGCCTTTCCCATGAATTAGGGACAGAGATAGCCACACCACGGCATGTCAGTTCAAGAGTTTCTTTCATGGGGCCATCACAATTAAATCCGACGAGTCGTTATACCGTGAATATGAACAAGCGTCCACGGTGCGTTCATCCAACAATAAGTCCGCATCGGCCAGCAGATTGTCCGCTTCCGCTTCAAGCGACGCTGCCAACTTCTCGGCATTGCCATGTTCGTCCGGTCCTTGCCGTGCCGCCTTATTGTCGGCGAAGAGGTTACGTATCGTGGGCGGGAACTCAAGCATGTCAAACCGCCTTAACGCCTTGGCCACCGTCCGCTTCGCCAGGGCGAGACGCAGCATGGGCAACACACTTTCCTTATCCTTGGCCTTAGCGAAGTAAGCGGCTAAGCGTTCATCCAGACATTCTTTCTGTAGCGGTACAGTTCTAAAGAAAAAGAGATAAGACAGATCGATAGGGTATATCAGGTCGAACTCGTCGGCCGAACGTAGCTGGCATTCGTCAAGCAGTCGAGAATACCGCGCACTCTTCCATAGTTTTGCTGGCGAACCTTCCTTAATCTCACCCTGCATCAGTTGTTGGATGATATTGTCCATCGCGGCGAAGTAGTTCTCCATGTAAGCGCGCTGCATGCCCTCTATTTCGTACTTATATACGTCCGTTCCTGCCTTCCGTCGCGCAATTGCGTCAAAAACAAGCTGTGCAGCCAACGTACGGTTTGCAACTGCCGCACGGAGGGCGTCGAGCATGTCGTTTGACCGCTGCTCCACCACTGCCGCATACACAGCGGGCGATATTACCGCCTCTATGCCCTTCTTGGCCGAGCGTGCCGAAGGAAGGTAGTCGGTGATGGCCTTGTTAGTGTCCACACCCGGCGCGTATTCAACGAAAGTGGCCAAGTTACCGAATAGTTCTTCTATGATGTTCATGATTGCTGGTTGTTAAGTCTGTCTTTCGGCGCAACGTCTTCCTGACGTTGGGGAACCTCACGGTAGAAGCCCATCCGCAGGCCGTCCGCATATAACTTCGGAAAGTTCACTTGCAAGGCCCAGTTCAGCGGTTCGCTGCAAATCTCGTCTTCCGGTGTCAGTGACATTATATATATAAGGTAATTGTAGTAGGCGTCGCTGCCCGACTTGCTGATTACCCCTTCTTTGTCGATGGCCGAGATGGAGGCATCAAGCCCCACGCTGGCCAACAGTGCCTGCTCGGCACGTTTGTCGTAAGCAATCAGCGCATCGATGTATTCCTTATACCGTAAGTCCACTGTTTCAATCTTCCATTGCTGCTCATGTCCTTGCGAATCGGTAAACGAAAAGGTGGAGTAGGCCTTGCCCTGGTTGTTCTCTCCGCTAAGGTAACAACTGAACTTGCGCAACTCTTCACGGATGTATTGCACCAGCACGCTCTCGTGCATTTCCGTGCCGATGTCTATTCCGTTGTACGTTATCAGCTCCTGTTTTTTCGCCTTGCGCGTCTTGTTCTCATCGCACAACCGCTGTATCTGGTTGCGCTTGCTCTCGACCCAAGCGTTAGGGATGATGATGTGTATCTTTGCTGCAAGGGAATTCCGCAAGAACGAATTGATATATATCGGCGTCTTATTACTTCCTTGAATGTAGGGGCGAGAACCCTGATGTGTCTCGTTAGTACCGTAGAACTCGTCTATCGACGTTTCCCTATGATGAGAAATGGCGGCAAATTGGTAGTTGTCCACTTCCGACAGGTTGAACTTCGGATATATCTTGTACGAGCCGATGCCGTATGCCCACCTCCCTACGGCCACATGGTGGAAATCAGAGTATTGTATCAGTTCCCGTGCCATGTCCTGGCGTGTGGTGGCCAGTCTGCATTGCGTGTTCTCCATCATTTCAAGACCAGCCACGGGCATCATGCCCAGCCGTTTTCCGCGTGCGAACCGCCACTTGACGAAGAAGTCTCCGAAGTAATAATAGTTGATAATGCACGCCTTGCAGAACTCTTGCACGCTGGCCATCCCGTTGGTCTGCCAAGAGTTTAGCCAATTCTCCACCTCCGGTACATTCTCGTATTCGCGGCGCAACTTCCCTTCCGTCATCACATGCCGATAAGGCATGGGACCATGACCATACAGCATCTTCACCTGCTTACGATACAGGCGCGGCAATATGCGGTTGCGCTTTATCTCCCTCGCCACGTCTTCGCACTGGGCGTTGTTACGCCCTCGGGCACACACTTGATAGCCGTTCACGCCCAGCCACACCTTATCGTTGTACGGCAACTGCTCGCTATCGGCCACGGCGAGCGATGGCTGTGAGAAAAGCTGTTCACCTTCGCCCACTTGGAAGGAAATGACGTTGCCGTCGTTGACGTAAAGGCCGGCATTGCCATAAAGTGCGATATTGTCTGTCATAACCAATTAATCTTGTGAAGTTTATATCCGTCGTTTGGAAAAGCCATGTATCGAACCAGTATGCGATAACACATCTTAGGATTGCCGTCGGCATCGTTGAACAGCAGGTAGTTCTCGGCAGAAGCCGCAAAGCATTCTTCCGGTAGCTGCGTGCGATACTTACAATGTTCCCTGACAAGCAGTTTATCTCCCGCTTCTCCACGGCTGCGACTATAAGGGAAGAAGCACAACGTGAAGTCACCTTGGGGAAGCTTGCTCAACTCCCTGGCCCACTGCAGTGCATCGATGCCGTTCATTTCGAAGCTCAGTTCCATGCTGCAAAAGTAGGCTTAATGCGCGTGCGCGCAAAGGACCGCAGCCCCCTCCCCCGTCATATTTCCAGCTTTGGGGCGCGATGCACCGAAAAGGTCAAACTCAGCGGTGCGTGGTGTTTTATCCCTTTTGACTTTCCCGTTTTTCATTCGGTCGCTCGCATTGCCGTTGAAACACAACATATTAGGTTTTGCAGCCGTGTAAAAGATGTTCGATATTGCCCCGCGCAACAAAATTATTGCTTGCTCCATGCCCACTTATTCGCCCCAAATTATCCCCTTTCCAATACAAAAAAGCGTTAAGCCGCCGTTTATACCCTTTTTCGAGAGTATAACCTTGGCTTAACGCCCATCGGTTCGCCATCAAATGGCGGTGTTATCAGGTAAATCGGTTGGGAACGTGCTTAAATCACTCTTGGCAATGTCGCCATAAAGGCCGTAGAGCAAGTATATCATGGCACTAGGTAGCTGTGTGGTCAGTCCCGCCTGCCGTTTCAACGGCTCTTTCTTTTCAGAACTCTTGTCTAGCTCTATCGAGTTACCCTTCTTAACGAGCGGGCTAATCAAGATTGCGCTGCACAGGTTCTTGCATTCGTTTTCGTCGATGCGCACGCGGGGCAAGAAATCGCGCTGTTCTCCAAACAGCATCATGCAAAGCTTGAACTGCTGCCAATGGTAGATGGTGGCTGCGCCCTCGTTATGGAGTATCACTGAAAAGCCGTAGCCCTCGAGCGCAGCTTTCAACGCACGACTGTCGGTGGTTATCTGTTCCAGTTCTTCGCGTCGCTTATTGCCCGCACGGTCGGGATAAAGATGTATCACCTTATTCACTGCATCTGCACCAAAGAACTGGTAGAACTGCTGTGCCAAACTCTCTTGCTCCTCGGGGTAGTACGCCCAAAATTCCTTGATGATGTCCAGCTGCCGGCCAAAGTCTTTCTTCTGTCCCACTATCATTGAGGAAAACGCGCCTGGGTCGTAACCTATATAGAGCGGTTCACGGCGGTCGTAGTGCCGAAGATAACGGGCTGTGAGCAAGAACTTGTCCTTGAGGTCGTGACTAAGAATGGCATCATAAACATAACTATCCTTGAACTGATGCCTTGCTTTATCGTATGCGGCAAAGAACTTGTTGGTCACTTCCTTATGGCGAACGCCGCAGATGGCGGTCAAGAACTCGTCCATGTCCAAGGTGTCGAGCTGCGTCTTGAAAAACTTCGGCCCTAAGATGTCCTTGTTGCGAAAGCTCGAAGCGCGGATATAGTATACGGCGTTGCGACGCATGTCGGCCAGTCGCGGTCTCCATCGGGCAAGGAAGGCGGCTAGCTGCTGCTGTTCCAGTCTTATCTTCTCCATCGAAACTGGATTTTTCGTTTCGCGCATTTCGCGGTTCAAGATGAACTGCCGATAGAGCGACTTGTTCACAGCCAATGAAACGGAGGCAATCTCCTCAATGAGCTCATGGTTCATGTTCTGTTCATAATCTTCGAACCAATCGTCTTCGCCCAGGTCAACGCGCGCCGTGTCACTCACCCCGGTCACACCTTCGTAATAGGCCGACTTACGTATTTCGGCCGAACCACCGCGTAACGACGGGAACAAGCGCGACTTAAGTTTCTCTCCGGAATTGTGCTTCATCTCCTCAATAAAAGCATGCACGGCATTTCGGCCGGCCACGCTCTCGGGCTGATCACTGCTCACCAACTGCAAGTGCGCCCCATTACGGAATATCACCGAGTGTTTGGCGTAAGACACCGGATAACGTGGCAATCGGAAATGTGAAGGCAATCGTGTCTCGCCGACAACATAGTCCACGCCGTATTCCAACATCGCACGCTGGCGGCCATTCACAATGACCGGGCGCGAGAAGTATGCCTGAATGTTCGGCCATACGTTGGTCATCAACGCCACGTATGTTTTATGCACGAGGAACGACAGTTCCCCAGGCATATCGTTGGCCACACGTATAAGGCGCGGCCCCATAACACCCTCGGTCTTACCCGTGGCGCGGCCCCATTCCGCATACAACATGTTGGGGTCGATGATGCTAGCCAGCATCTGCACACCATTCATATAATAGAGTTCGGACTCTGCGGTAAGTTCATCTTGTTGTTCAATCATTGTCAATGTCCTGTACTATTTCGGCTTCTTCAATATCAGCATCGCGTAAGAGACGTTTCTTCTCCGCCTTTTCCAAAGGTAAGCTCTCTATCAGATTGAGGTAGAAACCACGATTGTGTTTGGCGGCGATTTCTTTGAGGTTACGTTTGGCGAAGCCCATCTCTTCGGCCGTTATCTCAGGCGAGAGAATGAAGGTTACGCCTAAGCCTCTATCGGCTTCGGCCACCTCCGAAGCACGGCGGCGGCATTCCAAAGCTGCATCGTAGCATGCTTTTTGCGACTTATAGTCGCGCTGGACGGCGCATATCTTGGCAAGGTCCTCATATTTGTTTGCGAAATTGTTCTCCCAAACCTTAATCGGCACATTGCAGTCGACGTTGAAATAGTTTATCGCCTGGTATATCCGTGACATGCACGTGCGCTCTTCTATTCTCTCGCCCTGCTCGGCATTGATGCGCAGGCGAAGCTTCCGCGCGGCACGGGTAATGTTCCGCTCGTACTCGTATATCTCGGCGGCCCATTGCAACTGTTTCAAGAACGATTGTATGTCAACGGGAATACCTTCACCCTTCCCGCCCGTAAGGAATGCCGATATAAGGTCAGGATGTATCGCATCCAATCTGTCTATCTTGCTCTTCATATTCCAAACAATTCATTGCGCAAGTCTTTTTCAACGCGTTCATTCTTGCGAGATTCCAGCAGCTTGATGGATTCGATGTCTCCATCCTCCGCCTTCTTAGCCAACTCGGCATCGATATTATATTCGCCAAGAGCCTTACCTTGCTTGTAGGCTTCGCAATAGGTGTCACCTACTAGTCCCATCCGCAAGAGAAACTCGACCCGTTCTTTTCCCTTTAGCCCTAACAATTTACAAATGCGCTCCGGGGTGTAACCTAACGCCCCGAACGTACGCACCTGCGGTATATGCTCTTCCGACAGGGTGAAGCCTGTTTTTGAAATTTCATCCTGCATTTCCGATAATGTTGGCCGTTTCTTCTGAACTCAAAAGCACTCCATCCCGTTCCAATCGTATGGTGGCCTGGGGAAACATCGACTTGAATCTCAGAACCGACGCGGCCACATACTTGGGGTCAATCTCTATGGCGTAGCCGATTCTGTCGGTCTGTTGGCATGCCATTATCGTAGAACCCGAACCAGAGAAGAAGTCGACAACCACCTCTCCATGCCTCGTGCTGTTGCAGATGGGATAAGCCATCAACGCCACTGGCTTCATTGTCGGATGTATGCGGTTCGCGCGCGGTTTGTCAAACCTCCACACCGTCGTCTGTTTCCGGTTCGAGTTCCAATGATGTGCCGCACCGAGTTTCCAACCATACAGACATGGCTCATGCTGCCATTGGTAGTCTTGACGGCCCATCACCAGCGTATCTTTCACCCAAATGCAGCACTGGGCAATCTTGAAGTTCGCCTCACGAATGGCTCTGCGGAAATTCTCACCTTCGGAATCGGCATGGAAAACGTAGAATGAGCCGCCCGGCTTGAGTATCGCGTACATGTTCTCGAATACCGACTTGAGGAACTGCGCGAACAAGTCGTTTTCCATCGAGTCGTTTTCAATTTTCATCTTCTCTTCCGTACCACCTTCGTAGGCCACGTTATATGGAGGGTCTGTCAGGACCATGTCCGCACAGCGGCCGTCCATCAGGGTTATCACGTCTTTCTTCGAGCGGCAATCTCCACACAGCAGCCTGTTCTCGCCAAGAAGAAAAAGGTCACCTGGTTTAGCGAAGCACTTGTCATCGGCCATGTCCGCATTGATTGGCACTTCGTCTTCCTTGATTTCTTCCGCTTCCTTATCCGTGCCGAACATCTTTTCGGTGTCCATCTTGAAGTCGTGCTTCTTCACTTCGTAGCCAAGATTAAACAGTTCTAGCTTATCGCCGTCAATCTTGTATTTCTCGAACAAAATTGTGTCGGGATTTTTTTGCGCGAACTCGGAGTTATAGGCGGCTATCTCTTCCACCGCCTCACGCCTGTCGGCGGCTTGAATCTCCTCATAGGGAATTTCGGGTATTTCAAATCCCGACTTACGAAGGGCGGCCAAGGCCTTTTTTCGCTGGTGCGCGTCGATAATCCACAGTTTCCCATTTTCGTCTTTCCATACTTTGAACGAATACTTGAAACCGCGCGTTATTATCAGCATCTGTAACTTTGAGAGTTTGTCGGAATCCGACTTCTTAAAGTCTTCTTGAAGTTCGTTAAACGCATCCAACGGTGCAGTTGGAAGGCCGCCGAGGTTAAATACTTCTATTGTTTTCATTCCATTATTTACTGTTATGTTCCATAATCATTTCGAACAGGCGTTCACGGTCTTTATGCCGCTCCAAGTTCGCCTTGTCAGTCGTTCGGCGATCCTTACGGTCCGTCCGTTTAAGGTAAGACTTATAACGCTTGATATTGTCGAGCGTATTCTTGTGCAGCCGCAGGAACTCGGCAGGGTCGTGCCTGAATAGTTTCAACAGGCGGGCCGCTTCGGAGCGTTCGGCCAAAAGCGGATGCTTGTTAAGGAAACGGCCCGTGTTATTGAATGATTGCAGCTCGGCAAAAGCCTGGTTGTTACGTATGCGCATCTCGGCCATGTCGGCCACAGCCTGCGGTGTCGGTTCAGTATCCAACACTTTATCTAGCCGCTTCATCTCACGCCAGGTGTTGATACGATCATTGTAAAGTATGGTAGCCGTCTGCACGTCAGGGTCGGCGAGGTTCTGCCAATCAATGCGCGGATATTCCTGCTCCTTTTGCAGGGTTACTTTTTTTTTGCGTCTTTTGCCTTGGGAACTTTATCCTGCGGTACGGCCTGGTGTTCGTTCGTTTGCTCGCTCCCATATTCTACACATGTGGCGGTAGCGGGTTGTTCGCCATCCGTTTCCGTGGGCATGTCTTCTTCGTCACCTTCTCCCTCAGTTTCATTTTCAAATTCCGAAGATTGTCCCTCACTGGTTTCATCATTGTTCCCATCGGCGGTTTGCTCGTCTTCGCCTTCGGTTTGAATGTGACCATCGTCACCATTGGCTGGTGTGCCGCCTTCACCTTCAGTTTGAGTGTGGTCATCGTCACCATTGAGTGGTGTGCCGCCTTCACCTTCGGTATGAGTGTGGCCATCGCCACCATTCTCATCTATTTTCCCTTGCTCGTTTTCCGTTCGATTTTCAAGTATCTCATCTTCGGTGGCATGATCGAGTAGGGAAAAGAGAATGTCATCAGCATTACGTTCTGGGCTGAACATGAATCGCGCCATGTCAGGATGCTGGGGACATCGTTTCGCGAGCAATTTCAAATCGGTAGCCGCAAGGTTCGCACAACGCAGCGCATTAAACATGGCCAACTTGTTTTTTACTTCTTGCATGTTTCGTCAATTTTAAATGTTTGAAAAATAAAGGGCGAACGGCCATAGTAACCGCTCGCCCTCATTTCTAATTTAAGCGGTACGCGACACTTCTACGAGTGTGTTCGCGTCAAGAACGCGGAATGTGATAGCCGCACCTTCCTTGGCCGTCCACGTGGCTGAATCTTCAAGCACGAACACCAAGCTGTCGGCGATGGTGGCTGGTTTGTCAGTGCCTGCCCCCAACAGGGTGATGTACCGTCCTTTATCTGCGGTGGTAAGCCCCGAAACCTTGTCTATGGCCGCAGCCGCCGTGGTGCCATTGGCAATGGTGTAGCTGTTGGCCGTAGGCTTGATAGCTATCGTCTTGGAATCAGGGGCGATAGGTTGCGCTGCCGCCATAGCCGGATTGCCGGCATACTTCAACGGCAAGTCTACCGATGGCCTCTTGAAGGTGAAAGTGGTGTATCGGCCGTCCTTATCGTCCTTTGTCTCAGTGGAATTGAGGATAAGGGGACGCTCAAGCTCACCCACGATGTACCACTGCGGATTCTTGACATGTTTGAACAGCAGTACGAACTTACCGCCTGAGTATTGCTCAATAAAGTTATATAGTACGTCGCGTGCACCACCCATTATCATGGTGAACACATTCTCACCAGTCGTGGTTATGTCGCCTTTTTCCGTCGTAGCCGTGAATGTTGGAATGTCGTGCGCTTCAAAGTAGTGTGGAGATTGCCCAGCCAGGAGCGGCAATGGCGACACTTCACGCTGGCCGTTAGGCTGCGGAAAAGGTTTAGTGCGGTCTATCTGCTCCACCGATATGAGATATACGATGTAAGAGATGTCAGAGCCGTGAGTGTCCTTATCGCTCACGTCATCGATATTGCCGATGGCCAGCATCGATGCCAGTGACATAGTTGTGCCTCCGACACATGCCAGAGAATGGTCAAAGAGTGCGCCCAGCAGGAGGACGAGCCCGAATGTGGCCAACACGATGGTGAAAAGGCGACGCATTTGGCGATTGGCATATTGATTGCCCTTGGCTGTTGCACGACGCCGAACTTGCATGTTATTTCGTTTCATTTGTTTTTGGCTTGGTTTTAGGGGAAACCGCCGTAGCGGCTTCCCAAGGAATTAAACACATATGAATAATTAAAAATGGCTCGAAAATGGCGTTAACGGCCACCTGGTACGTTAGGCTGCAACTCGGTGTTGATGGTGCGCTTACCGCCCACGCAACGTTCCAACTCACGGAAATTCCCGTCCTTGTCCAAGATTACCATCAGGTAATCACCTACTGCCGTCGCTGTGAATGCCGCAGAGATCTTGCCGAACTTGCCGCTTTTGGCCACCTTGGGGAGGTGCGTTGCCACACCAGCCTCGATGCAATAGGCCACACCCGCCTTAGCATTGGCGATTTCAGTGTAGGTGTCCTGGGTGGTGCTATCACCCGTCACATGCCAGAAGCCTGCCTTGCCGTCAATCTTGTCCACGATGGTGGCGGCGAAAAGGTTGATGAAGATCTGCTGCCATTCATAGGCGTTTTCTTCCATCTTTTCGCGAGTGTCGAAACGGCGGCCGGTGAAAGTGGCCGAACAGCCCTCTTTCCATGTCGACCAGGCGCGCACTTGCTCCATTTGCTCTTGCATCTTTACGGCAAGCATCTCGCCGGGGACATACTCCAAAAAGAGGATATTGCCTGGCTCGTGCATCATCATGAAAGGCAGTTGTCCGAGATAGGGCAACCAGATTATCTGTACCGTGGTGTCGGGGACTACATTTAATGCGCCCATAGGACCAGCAAAGTCCGTGTCCTTACCATAGGTGGAACGTACGTTCTTAATCCACCAGCTCTGGTGGTTACGGTTAAGATACAAGCAATGCTTGTCGAGTTCCATGTCTTCGGTCACACTGGCAGTGACGTCCGCCACAAACTCTTGCACGGCCGAGAGCATCGTAGCTTGTGTGTACGAGCGGTATGCAGCATCGGCGTGAGGCTTGATATCATATTGGTGAACGTAGCGCAACAGCGTGTAAAGCAGACCTGTGCCGGCATTGCGATATGAACCGGCTACCCCTTTTTCGGGCTTAACATAGATGCCGTGCATACGACGCTTGCTCTGTTCCGCTTGGGCGTTGAGCAATGTGTTGAGCAACTGGTACTCTATCATGGTCCACTTGATGGGGTCGGAGCCTTCCTTGTTAAGATACCCGATATACTTGCGTTCGAGTTCCTTCATCGGGCCCCACTCAATCTTAATCATGGAGTCGTCAACGTAGCCCATTTGGTTTTCAATCTTCATGCCGCCCTTGAAAGTCTCGCCCGATTGGTAGGCTTGTGACACCTCGTCAAAGAATGCGTTGAAGATAAGACCACGGTCTTGGATTCCATACTGTACGGGAAAGAATTGGGTCAGGTCTCGCTTTTCCAACACGCGGGCGATGATAGCGTCCTGGCGAAGAACAACGAACTGATTGCCCAGTCCGGCGTTATCAACGCCTCCATAGTTGGTGGCGTACTTGCCCTCGGAGAGCGCGCGCGCATCGAGCATCTTATTCTCTTGCAAGAATTGGTAACGTTCTTTGAGCGTCTTGGCATAAGCGCATGCGGCCTTGTGAAATTCTACGCCGTCTACCTGTTCGTCGACTTCGGGAAGAGCCGACGCCGCACGTGGATTGGCGGCAATCTTGTTCCATCGCTTCTCCATTGAGAACATGGGATGCTCAACGCCGAAGAGATACTGCGGCGTATTTCCGAATCCGTTGATGGAAACGGGAGAAATGGTAACCGTCTGCTCAGGCTGGTCGGCTTCGGGACGTTCGCCCAACGCCTTGAAATCGGCACGAATGCCGTTAAGGCTTTCGAGTATGGAAGCCAGCGTTGCGTCTTGTCGTGGCTGCTCGGTGGATTCCGCAGCTGGGTTGATGGTCGCCACGACCTGTTGGATGCTGTTGAGCATCGCTTGCATTTCCGCCTGTTGTTCGTCGCTCTTCTTGGATTTTTCCTCTGCCTTGAGGTCATCCTTGAGCGAGGTCTGGTACTTTTTCCCATATTCTGCCACGATGGAATTGAATTCTTCCAGGGTGAAGGGCTTCTTGTCATCGAACTTCTGCTTGAGGTGCAGAAGTTCAAGCACGGACATGAACTTTTCTTTGAAATTCATAAACTTAAAATTTTGGATTATAATATGTTATATATGGCACGTTTTGTCTTTTCGGCCTCGGCGTATTCCGCGCCCATAACAACAGCTTCGGCAACAGCTTCGGCGAATGTCCGTGTACCGTCGCACAGCCCAGTGGTTACAGCTTCGGCGGTGAGATAGGTTTCGCCACGAAGTACGGGAGCGTCATCACCGAGTTCGGCAAGTCCCGAACGCTGGGAGCGGACGCAGGCAAGAAATTGCTCGTTAAGCGGATTGAGGAAATCGTCAACATACTGAGCAGGTTTTCCTTTTCGCAAATCGTCAAAGGTCTTGTTTTTCAGATCCGACTTGTCGGCCTTCGCCTCGATAAGTTTGATGCCCAGCTTTTCGAAGTATGGCTGAAAGTCGTAGAAGCTGCACATCGTGCCGATACAGCCGACATAATCGTTGGCCGTCAGGGCATAAACGCGGCTGCCATGACAGGCTATATAGTAGCCTGCTGAACAACACAGATGCTCATAAAGTGTAACGATAGGTTTTGTACAGGCACGCAGTGCCTCGCTCAAACGGTCGAGAAACCAAGCGTCGCCACCTGGGGAGTTGACGTGGAGGAAATGGCAAGTGATCTGTGGATTGTCCTCTGCCGCCATCAGGTCGGCGGCAAGTTGCTTCGAGGAGAAAAACCAGTAAGCTTCTGACATGACCGTTCCCCACACGCGATGGTATGCGATGGAGTTCTCGGGGAGTTCCTCGTTGGCATACTCATCGGTGAGGGTAACGGCGGGCTGAGAGTTATCCTGTCTTATTGCCTCTAGCTGTTTCTTCAATGCCTCGTGTGTCTCCAATTGATACCATGTATGGCTCGCCAGATAGGCGAGTTGGGTGGTCGACAACAGTCCGAGGCTATTTCGGACTCCGGGTGTTTCCGCTTTTTCTGATAATGGAAAGGCGGTCAACATGGCCTGTCGGAATCCGTCAGTCGTGATATGGAGTGCTTTGCCAGATAGAAGTAGTTGCTGCAGTTCGTTCATAAACGGTTTGTTTAGCACAAAACTACTCCTATTATATGTATGTCTAAAAGACTAGCCGAAAGGGTTCACTGGCATTTTGGCTGCGATTATCAGGTGTGCGCGGTTAAGATGGGGCGAGATGCGCACACGTGCGGGGAACGTTGCCGTGCCAATCTGCACGGGCTGGCCTTTGGCCACATGTAGCGTGATGATGGCCGAGCGCGCAATGGCGAATGTTCGGGCAATCTCTTGTGGGGGCATGTCTATTACAAAGGTCTTGTCGCATATCCAAAGATGCCCGTTATCGTCTTCGGTGGCTGTGGGTACAAACTCGAAATGGTCGGCATAGAAGGCATGTTTTTTGCCTGTGGTGTCGCCTGTCGGCTCTACCGTGATGAGGGATGTAAACTCTTTCATGGACGTTTCGGTGTTTTTAAAGGACAAAATGGGGTATTCAGTATGTATTAATATTTGTTAAATACATGTTCTTTTATATTCGCGGGTGCGTTTCGGACGGATGCGTGCGCGGTAGCGGTAGTAATTCTTGAGTAGGGCATCGGGCGAGATGGACTTGAGTTCATAAGTTCGAATAAAGTCGTATACCACGTCGATGTTGCGCCGTTTGTGGCCGAATTCTTCGTTTTCGAGCAGCACGCGATGCAGTTCGAAGTTGAACTGAAGCCGTATGCATGCTTCCACCTCTTTCACTCCCGCCTGCGAGATGTAGTTGTAATAGGCGGGGTCCTTCCATGGACCCTCCGCCGCCCCGCTCCTTCGGCAGGGCAATGCTATTCGGAGGTTACAACCTTCGCTGGGCTGCGCCCGCCCGTTTGGCTTGGACATGTGATGCCAAAGGCAGAAATAGAGGTCGTTGTTAGAGGGAACCTCGATTTTTCCACCGCTTGCGTTTTTTTTGAATTTGGCCGTAATGTACTCGGCCAGATAATCTTCGATTTTAATCGAAATTACCCTTTTTAAGTAGCGTTTTTGTTTTTCCATGAGCATTTTGATGATTTTGTGTTCCTACAATCCTACAATCCTACAATTGGGACGCATACTTTTACAAAGATACTAATAATCAGCGGAATACGCAAATTATTACATGTAAAAATCAACCTACAACACCTAAAAAAACGTCCTACACGACCTACAAAATGGCCTTTTGTAGGTTTCATACTTTCGACCGTCAAATTTTATTCAAAAGTGCCATTTCCTACAATTTCCTACACCGGCCTACAAACCTACAAAAATCACGAAAGAACAAAAAACAACATAATACGCTGATATATATATACATACATATCAGCTATAAATAATAATGAAGTAGAATTGTAGGATTGTAGGATTGTAGGACGCGGTTTTTTGAAAAAATCTCCGCGAAAAGGATGTTTTTCTTTGCTTTTGACAAATTTGGGGGTTCGGGGGTTTTTGTCGAGGTGAAAGGAGTAAAATTGGAAACTGGTGCGATGTTTGTTCTTCCTGCTGAAATGGCAAGGCGATTTTATAACTTTGTATGTAGATTGGGGAGGTATACTCTTTTCCCCTATTATGATAAATAGATAGATTTATAATGATATGCTTACCCAACGCTAGAAGGATGCTTACCCAACGTTATGGTGCCATAGAAAAAGGATAGCTCCCCAACAGGGACTATCCTTGCTTGCAGTGTGATGGCCAGAACAATTAGAATGGCTTGTTGCTGTCGTCTTCCTCTTGGGGTGCAGCAGTGGTTTCCGTGAATGTAGGGTCGCGACGAAAATCCAGGTTGTACATCATCTTGAAAAGGTCGTAATTAACAATAATGGCACTTGTCATCTTCGATTTAGATTTGCGCAGCTTCACCATGGTCTCCTCTGCATCGTTGCGCGCCACCTCTATAGTCTCCTTCCACTCAAACCTATGCGACGAAACCGTACCTATATACGATGGATGTGAGCGAAGGTTCTGTTCGAGCGTGGAAAGCGTGGTATTCTCGGTATTCATGCCCGCTTTCTCGAAATAACTGAAGATGGCCGAGAGGCGGATGAACATCACTTGGGTGTCGGGCTCGAACGTGAATGTCCTCTTGTTGCCCTGTGCATCCGTGCCGGTAACCTTTGTGGGCTGCTCGATGCGGAAGTCGCGGCCTTCGACAACGGCCTTCGTGTCTATCATTACGTCCATGGCGTTGAAGAACATGGCCAACTTGTCCGTACTGCGGATGAGCGACAGTTGGAACTCGATCTTCTCCTGGGCAATCTTGAAGAATTCTTCGTAAGTGAAAGGCAGCATCAGGTCGGTATGTCGCTCGATAAGTTTGAGCATACCGAGAAACAGGCTAACGGTCTTCATAAGGCGGTCGCGCTCACCCGAGTTTACCACATCCTGCTTCAGCTCCTCGTAAGCCTCTTGTTTCAACTGGCGGAAGTGGTCCATCACCTGAGGACGCAGTGCCAGTATGTCGAGCAACACGTTAGACAAGCCCACTTTGTTGGGGTCCTCGATGCGCTTGAGTTCCTCGAACAGTCTTGTTTCTTCCGGCGTGCGGTTCTTCGGCTTCGGCACCTCGCAGATTATGACGCGGCTCATCAGGGCGTTATCGTCGCGTTGTGGTGTTTCTTGGCCGCAGATTACCACTGGTGCGTACACCTTGTCGTTTTCTATTTCCCTGCCTGATACGCCCCGGCGTTTCTGTTTTCCGTCGCCATCGTACACGATGCCTTTCAACGCTTGGAACTTCACGTTGGAGATGTCCTTGTTGTTATATTCGTCCAGCACCACCGGCACGTCGCGAAACGTTCCCATGATGGTGGACATGGCTGCGTCCGTACCTGTATTAAGGTTGAATATCGGCACTGTTGGCGATATGAACAACGAGCGAATGGATATACCTATCTGCGTCTTGCCTGACGACATCGGTCCCATGAAGAACGGGGCGGTGAAAAGCCGGTCGATGCAGTGGATATTGCTGCGGAATGCGCACATGATTGCGTAAAGGATGGCCCACTTGCCGTTGTCGTTGATTTTGTAGACCTGGTTCATCAAATCGGCCCATTTCTCGAATGAAACCTTCTTCTCTTCAGGAACTTCCTTGTAAACCAACTGGGAGATGAGTTCATACTTATCCGATAGACGTCCGCTACCCGCATAGATGGTGGAAAAGGCAGGGAGGTAATAATTTTTCTTATTGTGCGCCACAACGCCTAGCTCGTCTATCGGACTAAACGTGGGCTTGTCATCCACCATGTGGAATATGCCGTTGGAGAAGGCGAAGAACATTCCGTCCGTTTTTCGGCTAGTGCCTTCCTCCTGCTGATTGCCGTAGACCTGAACCTCGGAGCACATCACGAAATGCCGGCTCATGTATTCGCGTATCTTCGTCCAGTGCTGTTCCTCGCCATTGGTGAAGTTCACCGCCTCGAGGTTAATCAGCACCTCCTCTATCGACGACTTCTTCAAGAGCATCTTAGAAGTGACCTCGATATACAACGGTGTTGGGTAATACCTGCGGTTGATACGTAATACGCGTTTGTTCTGCTCGTAGTCGTCGCTGTAGATATGCAGCAGTGGTGTCATGAAAAAGTCGCCAACTTGTGTGAATCCACTGCCGTTCTTGTTTTGGAACATGTAACATACGGGCTCACCCTTCTTATTCAATCGAGGGAAATACTTGCATTCGCGAAACATGCTGGAATATTCCTCGCTGTCTTCCACATATTTTGGAAGGTTGTCTGGGTCGAAATCATCTTGACCAAGGCTATCGCCTTGCATGTTGATGGCAATTGTGGCCTTGCGCTTGGCTGCGAACGGTTTCCTAATCTCGTCAAATTGGCCTTTCGTTATGCCCAACTGGGCGCAATAAGAATTCTTATTGATGGTAACTACTGACTCTTCCGCGTAACTGGTCAATTCAATGCATCGGGCAATAACCGGCACCTTGTCGCCCAGAAAACTATCCAGGAACGCACCATGAATCCTAATATAGAAATTGATGAAAGGCTCGTTGAATTCGCCTCTCGATAGGGACAGGTTGGTAACGCCGCCACAATATACTTCGCGAAGTGCACGTAGGTAATTTCCCTCTTCACCATTATCCCTAATGTTGCAACCCTCCGCATCTGCCACGAAGTAGCTGTATACCTTGCGAAGCTCTTGAATGTCTGTTTGTGCCGGCACTCCGGATACATAGACAATCGGTTCGTCTCCATACTTGTCAAGGAAGTTTTGGAATATGGAAGTGAGCAAGGCAGGCTTATCTTTCTCCACATTCTCCTGTAGCATGTCCATGCCAAACAAGCCTGGCTGCATCACTGCCTTCTCAGCCACATCGGCAATATTCCGTCGTAAATCGCGCACCTTGCGGTCAACAAGGTCGAGCTTCATTTCGAAATCCTTGGCCAGCTCTTTCATATAACCCATTCTCAGGGTGGCATCCTGTACGTTGGCCACCAACGACGCAATGTCATTGAGCACATCATTTATCACGTCAGGAGCATTCTCACCACGTGGGAGCAGCAGTTTTTTAAACAGTTTTGGAAAAGTTTCCGTCTTGTCTTTCAACAGCTTTTCAGTTTGCGCCTTGTTCTCGCGAGCGAAATCGTCCGGGTCTTTTCCTTTAGGCAGGCGCACGCCCTTGACGTTAACGCCAGCCTTAAGCAGCAGTTCGCAATTCTTGAGCGCAGCCTTGATGCCTGCCGGGTCGGCATCATATATCATCACCACCTGCTGGGTGAAGCGCGTGATGAGCCTGACCTGTTCGTCGGTGAATGCCGTGCCGCTGCCCGCGATGACGTTCTCAACACCCACAGCATGGAGCGAAAGCACGTCAAACTGACCTTCAACCAAATACACGAACCCTTTCTTGCCAATGGCTTTGCGTGCCTGATAGAGCCCGAACAGGTGCTTACCTTTTGTGAATAAGGCAGTCTCGCCTGTATTTACATACTTGCCGGCGTTCTCGCGCGGAGTCACCATTCTACCCGAGAATCCTACGATGTGGCCCTGCAGATCGTAGAATGGAAACACAAGGCGGTCGTTAAAGAAATCGTAATCGTAGCCTTCGGTCGACGTGGCGATGATGCCCACGTCTTTCAGACGATCTGAAGAATAACCTGCCGAGATTAGTTGTTTCATGGCCACATTTCCCTTTGGGGCATAGCCCACTCCAAAAGCTTCGATGGCCTTGTCTGTTGGCTTATATCCTCGTTTCGAAAGGAAGTCGGAAGCGTGCGACAGATGATCACGATAGAACTTGGCTGCCGCCTCTATTGCGATGAAGTTGGATTCACGAAGGCGGTAACGCTGCTCCTCTTCTGAGGTCATTTCTTTTTCGGGAAACTCGATGTTTGCGAGATTCGCACACCAGCGTAGGGCCTCGGGGAAGGTTAGGTTTAAGTGCTGCTTTACGAACTCGATAACGTCCCCGCCTGCACCACACACGAAACAGTGACATGTCTGCTTTACAGGACTGACTACCATTGACGGATGGCTGTCGTTGTGGAATGGGCAGATGCCCTTATAATTGATACCAGCTTTTTGCAAACTCGTAAACGATTCCACGACGTTTACGATGTTCAATGCCGATTTGACTTTGTCAATAAATAGTTTGTCTATCATGGATTTTCCTCCTCAAACAGATTGAGCTGCCTCGATGCGAAGGCTTCTTCACGTGTTACGCCCAAGTAGTCCGCCACAGCATAGTATTCTTTTTGTGTTACGGCCTTATGCCCGTAATAGAGGGCCCAGAACCGCTTCTGTCCAATGCCGGTTTCCCCGTAGAATGTCTTACTAGGACGGAAGTCTTCCGGATGCTTGAATGCAGTTTTCAGTAGTTCTTGTAAAATGTTGCGCTTCACGGTACGGCCAACGGTCATCCTTTTACGAATGGTGAACTGTCGCACAGACATGGGCGTGCGGCCAAGTTCTTTCGCCATATCCTCAAACGTCTTCTTTCCGAAGTTTGTTTGGACATAGGCAGCTTCTTCGGAAGTCCATCTTCTTTTCGTTTTCATCCTTTATCCGTTTTATCTGTTGGTCGAAATCTCGTATGCGGCCAGCATTATATATGCTAATGTCCCCCATATTCGCTTGGACGTAGGCGCAAAGGGCCTCATGTATAAGCATCAGTTCCCCTTCTCGCAGATCCATAATGGAATACTTTCCGCGCGTGTCTCTGTCTACGTACATCACTCAAAATTTAGGTCGAACGCAGAATCTCTTGAAACGGGAAGTGCCTCATTTATATTCAGCCTTCCATCTTCGTCGAGTGACAAAAACTCTTTTGGCGCATTGTCGCGGGAGGCGGAGAACCCTCTGCCATAACCGTCCCACATCAGTATCATCATGTCCGTATGGGCTATCACTTTACGCACCGAATTTTTGTTTATGATCATTTCATCGATACGAATCTTACTATTAAGGCCAATGATGGCCTCTTCAAAATCTTTAACTTTCATCTTTATGGTATTTTAATTTGCAGTCTTCAATTGTAGCGTATTGTACATAAGTGTTCTTCTTCGTGCAGTATAATCCGTTTATGCAATGGCGGACATGGCTGCACGTTTGGCATTCATTTGGAGGTAGAGTTTTCATTATACCAGTTAGAATACATCTCCACAGATACGGCCAAGCAGATCGAGTTCCAGTATTGAAAATTTTCCACGTGCTAATTTTACATACCACGATGGATAACTTAACAATGTTTTTTTAAGGAAAGCTTCCCTTATTTCTTTTTTTTTCTCCTTATCCTGACTTTTGTAGTACAGAATAAAATTGTTTATTTTTTCTTCCATTTTTTGCATATATTACTTTGTGTTACTAACTTTATACTGCAAAGTTAAGATAATCTTGACTTATAACCAAGTAAAACTTGACTTATTTTAAACAAAAAGTTTGCTATGTTGCATATTGGGATGAAAATCAGGCATTTAATGGATAAAGAAAATCTTGACGCCGCAAAGCTAGGGAAGAGATTGGGTAAAACAAAGCAGGCGGTCTACGATATGCTTGCGAAAGAAGACCTAAATACTAGCGTCCTTCGCGAGCTGTCAAAAATATTCAACGTTCCCTTGACATACTTCGTTAGTGAGAATTTGTCTCCTGCGGAGTACAAGAACCGTGACCTAATGATGCTATGTAAATCTCTTGTTAAGAATTATCAGCAACGGGACGAGGTTATGGCGCAGCTGGTGTCCATGGTCTCTCCTGAGCAACAAGAAGAAAACGAAGAGGAAGAAGGCGAAAATCAAGAGTAACATGAAAAAGATGAGAATAACCGGCAAAAGTAAGGATGGTAATATGCTTGAACACGTGAAGGAAGTACTACAATTTTTAGGTTTCGACATTGAAGGGATGAGCACGCCTAATTTTCCTAACGTATTTCTTGTTGGCGTATACCAAGATGGACGGCTACATGTTGACCAAGATAATGATAACGTGGATTGGGCTAAAGCTAGGCAGGCCATTATATTTGCGTACGATAAAGGTAATGGCAGCTGGACGATTCGCCATATATCTGAAAATTACGAAATCCACAAACAGTACATAGGCAGGAAAGAGTTCCGGATTTGCATTAGCGATTGGGATAAAAAGGAACTAATACTTTATAAGGGTATTTCCTGGCGTTATAGGCGCGATTTGGACTTTAACAACTTTAGCCAGGAAATAAAAGGAGTTTGGTCTGATTATCGCTCGTCGCTGGAAAGACAGAAAGGTAGTAAATGGCAGTTACTTTCATCGTAGTTTCATTTCAAAGAACATCGGAAGTCTCTGACTTACATCAACATATAAGTTTACTGCATTCGGTCTCATGTCGGTGAATAATTACATTATTACTAATAATGCCCTATTGATTATCAGAGTGTTACAAAAGTTGCTTGTGACTAAAAAAGTCCAGTAATCCCGACAGAAGAAAAGGAGTTACAACCATCAGGTTGGCAACTCCTTTTTTTTGTTGGCACTGTTCTCTATTTCCGAAACCCACATCTTGAACACTGTTATTCGCATTACTGAATATTGAAATACCAGGCAAATAACACTTTGTAGGCTTTTTTGTTGCCAGTTATTTACTTTTTATTTAAATTTGTTGGCGAATAACAACTGCTTACCTAGCCATGTGTTGTGCGCCACAGGGCAGTCTACTATTAACTATTGCTCGACTGCTTAATCCGAATAATGTTTTCCTTGTGGCTTGAGTGGGCATGTTTTTCACCCCCACACGAGTGCCGCGGCCTAGGTCATTAATGACAGAAGGCGCAGCCCAACGATGCACAAATGGAAGAAAAAGAGAATAAAAGACGAGGATCGAACCCTGTTAGAGCAGGCTATCCCTGCATTATTTAGTTCCTCGACAAAACCTAAATTGACACTTACTATATAATTAATCTTTAAACATGACAGAAATGAACGAAAAGCTGAAAAAGTCGCACGCCTTTTGGCGAATGTGCCTAACCGCATTAATATGGATGCTGGCCAGCACACTTTATGCGCAAAA